CGGACAAGATCATCGAAGACATCATCGCCATGCAGGCCGAGTATCACTGCGTGCTGTGGGTGATCGAGACCATCCAGTTCCAGGAGTTCCTGCGCACCGAGCTGATCAAGCGCAGCGCGGCGCGCGGTATTCCGGTACCGGCCCGCGCCGTGCAGCCGCACACCGACAAGCTGCTGCGCATCGAGACGCTGCAACCGCATATGGCCAACGGCCTGCTGCGCCTGCACCCAAGCCAGACCACGCTGATCGACCAGTTCCGCCACTTCCCCAAGGCCGACCACGACGACGGGCCTGACATGGTGCATATGCTGTGGATGGCGGCCATATCGGGCGGGGCAACAACAGAATTCCAATCGTCCGGCCGCCGCGTCGGCGCGTCCGGCGGCATGGCCGGTTTTATGTGAGGGAGTTATGGATAAAGTTATGGATAAAACCCTGAACAAGGAACAGAAGAACGAGATCGCCACCACCCGCGACGGCCGCGACATCACACGCGGCTACGTGGACGGGCTGCCGCTGCTGCCGTCCACCGACCGGCTGCTGGCGCTCAAGGGGAACGGCGACCTGACGATCTACCAGGAAGTGCTGCGCGACGACCAGGTGAAGGCGTGCTTTGGCCAGCGCGTCCGTGCTGTGACCTCGCGCCCGTGGGAGGTTAAGCCTGGCGGTGACAAGCGCATCGACAAGCAAGCCGCCGAATTCATCAAGGCGCAGATCGACAACATCGCCTTCGACGACATCACCGAGAAGATGCTCTACGGCGTGTTCTACGGCTATGCCGTGGCCGAGCCACTCTATGCGGTGGAGGACGGCAAGATCGTGCTGGACACCAGCCGTGGCGGTATCAAGGTGCGCGACCGCCGCCGCTTTGGCTTCGCGCCGGATATGTCGCTGCGCCTGCGCACGTCCGCCAACCCGATGGGAGAGAAGCTGCCGGAGAAGAAGTTCTGGCATTTTGCCACCGGAAGCGATCACGACGACGAGCCTTACGGCCTCGGCTTGGCGCATTGGCTCTACTGGCCGGTGTTCTTCAAACGCTCCGGCACCAAATTCTGGCTGGTGTTCCTGGAGAAGTTCGGCAGCCCCACTGCTGTGGGCAAATATCAGCCGGGCACCAACCAGGAAGACCAGGACAAGCTGCTGTCCGCCTTGCAGGCGATCCAGACCGACAGTGCGATCATCTTCCCCGAAGGCATGACCGCCGAGCTGCTGGAGGCAACACGCGGCGGCACGGCGGACTACACCTCGCTCTACGACCGCATGGACGCGGCTATCGCCCGCGTGACGCTGGGCCAAACCGCCAGCACGCAGGGCAGCCCCGGCAAGCTCGGCAACGACGAGCTGCAAGGCGACGTGCGCGCCGACATCGTCAAGGCCGATGCCGACCTGGTGTGCATGAGCTTCAACGCGACCGTGGTCAAGTGGCTGGTCGAGTGGAATTTCCCCGGCGCTGCACTGCCGCAGGTGTGGCGCAAGTGCGAGGACGAAGAGGATTCGAACACCACAGCCGAGCGCGACGATAAGATCTGCAAGATGGGATTCAAGCCGACGCTGAAGTACATCGAGGACACGTATGGCGGGGAGTGGCTGGAGACGCCGCCCGGCACACCGCCTGGGCAGGTTGGTGGTGCTGAGTTCGCGGAAAGTGATCGCCGCGTGCCTGGCAATTTACTCAAAAGCAACGGCCAGCCAGACGAACTAGACGCCCTCGCCGAAGATATGGCCGGCGACTGGGAGCGCGTCACCGATCCGTTGATCGCGCCCATCGTGGTGCTGGCTGCAGAGGCGGCCAGCTTCGAGGAATTCCAGGCGCGTCTGCCTGATCTGATCCAGGGTATGGATGCCGCCGTGCTGGCCGAGGCGCTGGCGCAGGGACAGTTCGCCGCGCGGATCTGGGGCAAGGTCAATGCCGCAGATTAAGCTCGAAGCCTTGCCGCCCGAAGAGGCGATCGCCTTCTTCAGGCAGAAGGGTTACAAGATCGGCTTCGACTGGCGCGACGTCTGGCAGCAGGAACACCAGGCTGCGTTCACCGTGGCCAAGGCGATGCAGCTCGACATCCTGCGCGATATCCGTGCGGCTGTGGATGGTGCGCTGGCCAACGGCACCACGTTCGCCGACTTCCGCAAGACACTGGAACCGACGCTGGCACAGAAAGGCTGGTGGGGTCGCGCAGACATGAAAGACCCACTCACCGGCGAGCTGAAGAACGTGCAGCTCGGCAGCCCGCGCCGCCTCAAGACAATCTACGACACCAACCTGCGCACAGCGCACAGCGAGGGCCGGTGGGAGCGCATCCAGGCGAGCAAGCAGACCTTTCCTTATCTGCAATACGATGGCAACAACAGCGAGAACCCCCGCCTCCAGCATGCAGCCTGGGATGGCATGGTGCTGCCGGTGGACGATCCGTTCTGGCAGGCGCACATGCCGGTCAAGGAATTCGGCTGTAAGTGTCAGGTGATCCAGATGTCGGGGCGCGATATGGCGCGGCGCGGACTGGAGGTGAGCGATTCGCCCAAGGTGCCGATGGTGGCCTATACCAACACGCGCACCGGCGAGGTGCAGCAGATCCCGCAGGGGGTACACCCCGCATTCAATTACCCGCTGGGCGGACGGCTGACCAACCTGCCGAAGATGATCACCGAGAAGCTGGACGCAGCAGACGTGCCGCTGGCCGCTGGCGTGCTCAAGGGCATCGTGTCCGGCGAGGCGTTCGCGCGCTTCTTCGCCAAACCGGAGGGCGTTTTCCCCATTGGTGTGTTGGTTGCGGCGGATGCCGAACTGATCGGTGCAAAGACGCACACTGTGCGGCTGTCTGCTGAGACGATGAAGAAGCAGATCGATGTGCATCCGGAGCTCGCGCTGGAAGAGTATGGCTTTGTGCAGCAGGCTATCGAGCGCGGCGTGCGTATTCAGGACGGCGATACCGCACTGGTCTATCTGCTGGAACTGGATGGGTATGTGACGGTGGTTAAAGCGACCGGCAGCGGTAAGGCGGTGTTCATGACCAGCTTCCGCAGGCTGTCGAGCAGCCAGGTTAAACGGGATGAAGAGATCCGCAGGTTGTTACGCAAGCAGGAAGGGAATAAGTAGCGGGCGGTGGGGCCCCCCGATCCGGTTACCCGGCAACCCCACATGGCGCTCCGGCATCTCTGCCGTGCTACGGCCGGGGGAATAGCACCGTGTCGCGCCCGCAGGTGCAGTATATGCTCCCCCAACGGGATGCGCCAGATGCTTGAAACGCTGGCTGCCCTGTAGCGCTTCGCGCCCCTGTTTTGAGGCCCTATGTAGCCAAATCTCCGGCGCGACGTTTTTAACGGGGGTCTAACGGCCTCTGTGCGGGTAATTTTCATCGCGCGTGGGTGGGGATTGCGCATCGCTTCCCATTTCCCTGTAAATGTGGCAGTCTGAAAAAGCTGAACCACCCCTTATCTCTGCACCGAAACACTTCGGTATCGCCCGCACCCGTCGCCATCCCCAGAATGGCGACATGAAATCTTCCAAACCCATCCAGATCTTCAAGCCCGGCAAGCGCACCGCGATGAGCGGTGTGACGCTGGATTTCTCGGACGCAGACCTGCAGGCGACTGCCGCTGCATACGATCCGGCCAAGCACGAAGCGCCGCTGGTCGTTGGTCACCCCAAGCATGACGACCCGGCTTATGGCTGGACCGCATCGTTGGCTTACGCCGATGGTGCACTTGAGGCGATGCCAAGCCAGGTCAATGCCGACTTCGCCGATATGGTTGATGCCGGTGCCTTCAAGAAGGTCAGCGCCTCGTTCTATCTGCCCGACGCACCGAACAACCCCGTGCCGGGCGTCTATTACCTCCGTCATATCGGCTTCCTCGGCGCGCAAGCGCCTGCCGTCAAAGGTCTGCGCAATCCGGAGTTCGCCGATGCCGAAGAAGGCGTGGTCGAGTTCGCCGAATGGGACGACGTGGACAACGCCGGTCTGTGGCGCAGTCTGCGCGACTGGATCATCGGCAAGTTCGGCCAGGAAGAAGCCGACAAGGTTGTGCCTGGCTATACCGTTAAAGGTCTTGAGCAGTCCGCCCAGGACGAGCTGAAAGAATCCCTGAATGAAGAGTCACCCGTTGGCGCACCTGCTGCATCGTTTTGCGAGCATCCAGCTAGCGCTGGATTGCCTGCTTCCCCCACCTCTGAGAAAGGAGTAGCCGTGACACCTGAAGAAAAGGCCGCGCTGGAGGCCGAGAACGCCCAGATGAGACAACAGCTGGCTGATGCCGCTGCGCGCGACAAGTCCACCAAGGCTGCCGCCAAACACGCAGAGCATGCCGCTTTCGCCGAGGCA